GGTGCCAAAGGTGTCAGAGGTCTAGGTGCAGTTGCGGCAATTGCGGCTGGATACGGGCTAACAGGTAAAAGTTCAGCACAAAAAAATACATTTGGTGAACAACCAGGACATACTGGCAATCCATCCGAAACACCGATGGCATCATTTGTTAATAATAAAAACGATATACCAGGGAGATTCTAATGGCAGGTTCAATTGCAGGTACTGATTCTCCAGTTGTGATCAATAGACAAAACTATGATCTAATATTAGCACAATTACAAAAGCGTGGCCTAGAGAATCAAATAGCAAAAATGATGGCTTATGATATTTTAATCATAACACAAATAACTGGGCAAAACTATAAAGATGTTATCAAAGAGCAAGTTGGCCTAACAGGATTAAACTTAACTACCGAGTTCATCAATCAGCTTAACCTATTACGTGCATCAACTAACAAGATAGGACTCGAAGATACAGCACAAGCGAATGTACATGTTGCTCGAGCAATCGTTTAATGGCTAACTACACACAGGGTTATTATACAATTATAAATGGAGACAAGTACGTAGGTAGAGGAACTCCTAAATATCGTAGCGGTTGGGAATTAACTTTAATGCGTTTCTGTGATAATCATCCTAGCATCATTAACTGGGCTAGCGAAAGTTTACGTATTCCTTATGTAAACCCATTTACTGGACGTCAAACTTTTTATGTGCCTGACTTCATGATCATGTACCAAGATAAAGACGGACAAAAGAAAACAGAGATAATAGAAGTAAAACCAAAGAAACAGGCTGTTATAGGGCTAGCCAAAAGCCAACAAGAAAAAGCCGCAGTGGTATTAAACATGGCTAAATGGCAATCTGCCAAAGCATGGTGCAAGCAACATGGCGCTCATTTTCGTGTTCTGACCGAAGAGGATATATACAACAGAATGGGTGAGAATAAAAGATGACACGTAAACTTGAAGAATTTTTTGATGTACCTCCTATGCCTGATCAGATTAATTTTGAATCAGGCCCAATATCAGAGGCCGGACTTCCATCAGAACCCCCTACTGTAGAACAAACACAATCTTTAATTGTTGAGCAAAAACAAGCATTAGAGCTAGCAGATAAGATCAATGCCGCATTGCCGCAAGTACGTGATGCTGATAGCACCGATATAGATTTTGATGACTATGCTAAAAAAGCTATGGAAACTTATGATCGTTTAGTAGATCTTGGGATGAATGTAGATGACCGTAATGCAGGTCCTATCTTTGACGTAGCAAGCAAAATGATGAGTAATGCTATTACTGCTAAAAATAGTAAACTTGATGCTAAATTGCGTAGAATAGAACTGCAACTTAAAGCCGCAAAATTAGAGCTAGATAAAGATAAATTTCAAAGTACTAAAGCAGGTGGCAGTGGCCCTGCTGTAGAAGCAGAAGGATACTTAATAAGTGATCGTAATGCTCTGTTAGAAAGCCTAACAAATAGGATTAAAAGTGATAAATAGACATATCGGAGCATAAAATGAAAAAAACTCTATTAGAATACGTACAAACAAACGAGAAAGAGTATCGAGTTCGAATTAAAACAACATTTGAACTAGACAATGATACCCTAGATCGTATTGAACGTCACCTTAAGAAGTATGATGTAATTGAAGTAAGCAAACCAGAGCGTATTATGCTCCAGGCTAATCCTATTGACTTCCCTGAAAATCATGGATGGGAAATATACGTTACTGATGCAGTAACACGTTTGCCAGTAAGTTATGATGTACTACAAGAAGAATTAGTTAAATTGCTATGTGTACATGGTTCACAACTTAAAGTTCGCAATCCTGAAGCACCTCGTGAAGAAGAAGCAGAACAACAAGATGTAGAACAAAAAGAAGAAGAGTATCATGTACGTTTAACAGATCCTAAGTATAGTGAACTTCAACAAGATAAAAAACAATACTTTGGCGATGCCTTTAATGCTGAATTCTTAAAAGGTTTACAGACTAAAGAACGCAAAACAGTATTTGCTAAGAAGACTGAGATCAAACCTTCAAAGCCACTAAAAGCAGAAAAATCTTTTAGCCCTATCAGCGGAAGAAATACTCGTCCAGATAGAAACCAATTAGGAAAATAAAATGACATCTAAAATTGATTACAGCATGGACCTAGGTAAGTTTGAACAACAGACCGTTGGTAGTGCAATTAGTAACGTCTTAAAACACGCCGGGATTAAACTTAACGAAAGTGCCCTAAAAGAGTGTGGTATGGACTGGCAACAACCTATGCAAGAAGAAGATAAAGAGCGTTACAGCTTAACTATCACTAGCAAAGATAAAACAATTACAGTTAGTACAACTAACCCAGAAGATGTAATTCATATCATGAAGTTAGGTGGTATGGATATTACTAGCCACGAAATTACTCCATTGGCAGTAGGTGGCGCAAGCGAGCCAGTTCCAGCTGGTGGCATTGAAATTGAGGTTCCTGTAACTGACATGGACAGCATTGACAGTCATGAGGAACATGAAGAAGACGAAGACGACACGGAAGAAGGTGATGAATTCGAAGTTGATGGAAAAGAATACGATGTAGAAGAAGCTAAAGAACCGTTTGGTAATAGCCCATCTACAACTAATTCAACTCGTCCTCGCATAGTAGGCAATACAGAAGATTTTGGCATGAATGGAACAGGCGAAGGTAACAGCCAATACGGAAACCGTAGAGCTCCAGGTCAAGGTGACAATCCTATGGGCTGGGAAGATATGGAAGAAAGTTACACATCATTTAAAAAAATCAACGAATCCAAAAAGAAGAAACCAGATGCTGACCATGATGGAGTTCCTGATTGGGCAGATAAGAAGCCAGGCAAAGATGATAACGAAATAGAAAAAGAAGAAGAAGTCAAAGAAACGGCAATATTTAAAGAAACATTATCATTACTAAAGAAATACGCAGGCATTTAATAATAAGGGGACTACGGTCCCCTTTCTCACCTTTGTAAATCTGTTAAATACAAGTATAATGGCAAACCAACAAGAATATGTATTAATCAAACGTCCGCATCAGCAAGAGACGTATTCTATTGACCAAGTAGAAGAATTTGCTCGCTGTGCAACTGATCCTAAGTACTTTATTAGAAACCATGTTTGGATACAGCATCCAACAAAAGGTAAAGTTAGATTTGAGTTATTTGACTATCAGGATGAGCTAATAGACGTTTATCACAATAATAGATACAGCATTAATATGCTTGGTCGACAGATGGGTAAATCAACTTGTGCGGCGGCCTATTTGTTATGGTACGCAATGTTTACCGCTGACACTACGATTCTTATTGCGGCACACAAACACACTGGATCACAGGAAATTATGCAACGTATTCGTTTCATGTACGAACACGTTAAAGATTACATTCGTGCTGGTAGCACAAGCTACAACAAAGGTAGCATTGAATTTGAAAACGGCTCACGTATTGTTTCGGCAACAACAACAGAAACAACAGGTCGTGGTATGTCATTAACACTAGTTTACCTAGATGAGTTTGCCTATGTCCCCCCACGTATTGCTAAAGAGTTTTGGACAGCTATTAGCCCTACATTATCAACTGGCGGTAAATGTATTATTACAAGTACACCAAATCAAGACGATGATCAGTTTGCACAAATTTGGAAAGGTGCAGAAAAGACAGTAGACGAATTTGGCAATGATACCGGGGTGGGTGTTAACGGATTTAAAGGTATTAAGTTTATATGGAATTCACATCCAGAGCGTGATCAAAAGTGGGCAGACGAAGAAAAATATAAAATAGGTGAAGAGCGTTTCCGCAGAGAACACTTATGCGAATTTATTACAGATGATGAAACATTAATTAATCCAATGCGTTTACTACTGCTTAACGGAGTTGAACCTACAATGAAAGCAGGACAAGTACGCTGGTATAAAAATATAGAAGCAAACAAAAGTTATGTAGTAGGATGGGATCCTAGTCTAGGTACAGGAGGTGACATGTCTGCAATAGAAGTATTTGAGTTACCTACAATGAAACAAGTAGCAGAATGGCAACATAATAAAACAGATATTCGAGGGCAGTTACGTATATTAATAGGTATGACTACATATATTGCAGAAGAAGTTAAAAAGTTTGGAAAACAAGATGTCTATTGGTCAGTAGAGAACAATACACTAGGTGAAGCCGCACTAGTAGCAATTACAGAATACGGAGAAGAGCGTATTCCGGGCATATTCATAAGCGAACCAGGTAGCAAACGTAGAGGATTTACAACTACACATAAGAGTAAGTTACCTGCATGTGCTAAATTTAAACATTGGATTGAAACTGAAAAAATGACAATCACCAGCAAAAACTTAGTCAGGGAAGTTAAAAACTTTGTTGCCCATGGAAACAGTTTTTCAGCTAAAATGGGCGAGAATGACGACCTAGTTATGGCCACTTTATTATGTGTGCGTTTAATTGACTACCTAAGTAATTACGATCAAAA